TCTGTTTTTTGTGGCAAGCAATAACTCTAAAGCCTATTGAGATTGTGGATTGTTTAGAGTTGGATGATGAGGGTAATTTTTGTGAATAAATTCATATACAAGCCTAACCTAAGCCTGAGGGAGATTAGGGCAGGTATTAGCGATGCTCAAATTCAGAGAAAGCGTAATTTAGAGATTTCTAATATGACTCTAGAGAATCAGCGCAAATCTTTTGAAACTCAAATGAAGACTACCTCTCAATATATCAAGTATAGGATACCCAATCCATGATACCTAAAGACGAAGCCATAAGATATTTATTCAACATTGCTGCTATTGGATTGATGGCTTTTATTGCGGTACAATGGGCTTGTCAGTAATGACACTTAAGAGATTAAGTAAATTTGTGGAAAGAGCTGCCTTCGGGTGGCTTTTTTTGAATGAGGAAACCAAATGAATATAACAGAGCTAGCGGCTTGCATAAAATTAGCCAATCAAGAGATAGCCAGTAGAAGTGATCGTGAAGAAATGGCTTTCCTAAAACGTAAACTTAAAGCAGAGAACGAGGCGGAATTATGCAGCAAATGAATCAAGCACAAGTACAGCACATGATGACTCAGTTAACAGACCTGAGAACAGAAGTGCAAACGCTTAAAGATGAGAAGTCAGTACTAGAACAAGTGGCTCAAGACGCTGTAAAAGAGCTAGAGGCAATCAAAGCCAAAAAGAAACCAGGCAGAAAGCCCAAAACAGAAGAAACTTGCACAGATAATGGCCAATAAGTAAACTATATTAATCTAAGGAAACCGAATAGTTTATTTTTATGAGCAAGTTAACAGCAAAGCAGCAGCGATTCATAGAGGAGTATTGCCGTAATGGGTTTAATGCTACTCAAGCTGCTAAGGATGCAGGGTATAAGGAAGACAACGCCTATGCTACGGGCGCTGAGAACCTAAGAAAACCTCAAATAGCTAAAGCGATTGAAGAGTATAAGGCAAAAGTGTCTGAAAATGCTCTTTGTGACACTGAGTGGGTTGTTAAGGGACTTATGCAAGAGGCGAAAGGTCTAGCAGAGGATACAACACAATCAAGCAAAAGCATGAAGTCGTACAAGTCACACATGAAGATTGGCTAGACTCTCTGAAATGACAGCACAAGAAAAGCGAATTCAGTTGATGACAGATTTTGAGTTCTACGCTCGAAACTGTTTGTTGATTCGCACAAAGGAAAAGGGCGTTCAGCCTTTCCATCTAAACCAAGCGCAAAGATATATTCACGAAAGGCTAGAGGCTCAGCTAAAAGAAAAGGGCAAAGTTCGGGCTATTATCCTTAAGGGTAGGCAGCAAGGCATGTCCACCTATGCAGAAGGCCGGTATTTGTGGAAGGTTACGCACAATAAAGGTGTAAGGGCTTTCATACTCACACATGATGCAGAGTCTACCAATGCGCTATTTGAAATGACCGAGCGTTATTATGAGAATCTGCCTGACTTTGTTAAGCCTAGCGTCGGTGCTGCTAATGCTAAGGAGCTTCAATTTGATAAGCTTGATTCTGGTTACAAGATAGGCACAGCAGGCAATAAGGCGGTTGGTCGTGGTCAAACAATACAATACTTTCACGGCTCAGAGGTTGCATTCTGGCAAAACGCAAGTGAACACACTAAAGGGATCATGCAGGCGATTCCAAGCGGCGAAGGCTCGGAGGTAATATTAGAGTCTACTGCAAATGGCGTGGGCAATTACTTTCATGAACAGTGCAAGCTTGCTGAGAAAGGATTGAGCGACTTTGAATTAATCTTTGTGCCCTGGTATTGGCAAGACGAATACAGACGCGAATCATCGGACATTACGCTTACTGATGACGAGATACTGCTAAGAGACACTTACGGCCTAGACAATGATCAGATGGCGTGGCGTAGGCATAAGATACAAGAGCTATCTACTGATGGGCAAGACGGCGAATTAACGGCGAATTATCCTTTAAGCAGGAATATCCTTTTACTGTTGCTGAGGCTTTCCAGGTTACAGGCGGAGGCCAAAACCTAATCAATGCTGAATCATGCTTAAAGGCTAGAAATAATGACTTCAACGGCAATGGTGCGTTGGTTGTCGGTGTTGACCCTTCAAGGGGCGGTGATAGGTTTGCTACAATCTACAGGCAAGGGCGCAAGATGTACGGTCAAAAGGCTTACAAAGGCAATCAGTGTGATTCATTAGGAAAGAACGTGGCTATCTGTAAAGCTTTGCTTGATAAAGAATGTCCTATTGCTAAGAAAAAGCCCGACATGATGTTTGTTGACTTTGGTAGCGGTGCGGATTTAGTGGACAGATTGCACGAGCTAGGCTATCAAGATAGAGTAAAATCTGTACACTTTGGATCAACACCACTAGACCCTGTAAAGTTTAAGAATAAGCGTAATGAGATATGGGGCTTAATGGCTGACTGGATGAATGATGAATCGCTTCCGGTTGATATTCCTGATGACGATGAGATTCAAGCCGATTTGTGTGCTAGCCCATACGATAGAGATAGCAACGATAGGCGTGTATTATGGCCTAAAGATAAGATTAAGCTTAAACTTGGGTTTAGCCCTGACTATGGTGATGCGGCTGCTTTGACGTTCAGTGAGCCAGTAAATTCAAATAAAACTGAGGATATAGAGTTCGACTCTGTTTTCTAAATTATGAAAGTAAACTTTGATGATGTAAGTTCATGCAGACAAGCCATCTCTGAGGCGCAGACCAACGAGAAAGACCAAAGACAGCAATCGAGAGACTGCACGACCTTTATCACAAAGAGCAATGGTCAGTGGGAAACTAAGGTATGGAATCGGTTTGGGCAGTTGAATCGACCTAGATACCAATTCGACATGATTAGCCCTGTATTGGATAACATTGCCGGTCAATTCGAGAAGTCTGTATTTAATGGCAAGGTAAAGCCCACTAAAGAGGGTGATAAGGCCGGAGCTGCATTGCGTGAAGGTATGCTTCGTTCTATTCAGAATTGGAGTGATGCCCATTTAATTTATAAGAATGTCGGTCGTAAGATTATCGAGCAAGGCTTCGGTGCTTTCTGTATTGATTATGATTACCTGGACGAAGATACATTCGACAAGGATTTATCTATTCGTGAGATTAAGAACGCAATCGACAGAGTTTGGTTTGATCAAAACTCAGAGCGTCAAGATAAAGCTGATGCTATGTGGGGCGTAGAGATTAAGTCTCTGTTGACGAGTGAGTTTAAAGATCAATTTCCTGATGCCGATGTTGTAAGCCTATCAACCGGCGATGATTACCACACTTATCCAAATAACAGGCAAGTTATTAATATTGGTAAGTTTTACTACAAGAAAGAGATCGAGCGCGAATTAGTATTGCTAAACAATGGCGCAATCTATGAGTATTCTGAGTGGGAAAAGAACAAGCCACAAATGGAGACGATAGGTATAACTGAGGTAAACAGACGTAAGCGTAAAGCCTACGAAGTTAAGTGTCGCTATATGAGCGGTGCGGAATGGCTCACTGATGAGTACGATACGCCTTTTGAGTATATCCCTATCATCCCTGCTTATCATGGCTATGACATTATCGAGGATAAAATCATTTGGAAGCGCATTGTCGAGAAGATGATGGACGCTCAACGAGTGATTAACTATGCCAAGTCAAGAGAGATAGAAGAAGGCGCGTTTTCTCCAAGGCGTAAGATATGGCTCACTAAAGAACAGGCTAAGGGGCATGAGGGCAAGCTAAAAACAATCAACACTAACTCAGACCCTGTACAGTTTTACAATCCTGATACAGCAGTGGGGAATCAGCTCCCTACAACCGGAGGCGCTGAGGTAAATCCTTCTTTAGTGAATATATACACTCAAGCACAACAATCAATTGAGCAGATCAGCGGAATGTTTGCGGCCTCAATGGGCAAAAACCCTAATGACCAATCGGGTGAGGCGTTGAAGGTATTGGGTGAACGCTCAGACATGGGCAATAGCTCAATCTATAAGGATATGGAAATAGCTATAACTCACGCTATGAGAATAATTCTTAAGGCTATTCCTAATGTTTACGACACGACTCGCAAAGTGCCGGTGACTGGTGAAGATGGTGTTGTTGACGTTCAGACAGTAAACGAGCCTAAAACAGAGATGACTCCAGAGGGCGTTAAGTCAATGATGCTTAATGACCTTTCAGTAAATACCTATGATGTCACTGTTGAGATGGGCGCTACTTATCGAACACAGCAAGAGCAATCGAATCAAGCAATCTTGGCGGTTGCTGCATTGAAGCCTGAAATCTTAGATACATCTGCAGACATATTCTTGAATAACATTGATGCGCCTAATATGGGGCAGATACAAGAGCGCGTAAGAGGCCAAATGCTGCAGACCGGTGTTATTCCAATTGACCAGATGACAGAAGAAGAACAGCAAGAGATGGCAGCGCAAATGCAAGCCAATCAGCAGCCTAGTGAAGCTCAGATGCTAGCGGAGGCAGAAGCACAAGCTCGAATGATGGAAGGTCAAGCGGCTATCCAGAATGAAATCAACGATGCAGAAAAGAATCAGATAGAAATGATCAAGCTACAGTTGAAGAACAAAGAGCTAGATATTAAGGCAGCAGAGGTAGGTGCTAAAGTTGAGAATATCAACATAGACTCACAGCTTAAGAAAATTGAAGGCATTGAGAAGATTGTAAACACTGAGGCTAAACAGCAAGAAATGACTCAGAAAAGTGCTAGTTTTATGATAGACGCAATCAATCAAGGCCAAAGTGTTGATAATATAAATTAATTGAGTATTATTTAACCATAGGCTAACCCATTGCCTTTGAAATGGGGTTAAATCCGCAAAAGCGAAAGGTACACTATGCAAGATGAAAGTATGGGCGATGAGCCACAAGTAGAGCCACAAGCAGAAGTTAATACGGAAGCAGAGGCGCAAACCGAAGCACAGCCCCAAGTTGCAGAGTCATCACCTGCTAGTGAAGAGCAACACGAACAAAAATCAAACGGCTTTCAAGAGCGAATTAATAAGGTAACTGCACAGAAGTATGCTGAGAAGCAACGAGCAGATGAAGAGGCGCGTAAACGTGCTGAGCTACAAGCTGAGTTAGAGTCAATCAAGGCTCAATCACAGCAAAGCTCGATTTCTATGCCTGATGAAGACTTGAAGTATGATGACCCTGAGTTATACGCTCAGAAACAGGCAGAATACACACGTCAAGTAGTCGCTCAAGAATTGGAAGCTGAAAGAAAGCAACGCGAAGCAATCGAAGCTCAGGCTTCTATGGAGTCGCAACAAAAAGCTGCTTATGATCGTTTTGTAGAGACTGCTACCACTGATGGTGTAGACCTCGATGAAGCTTTCCAGTCGGCTCAGTTGTTGGCTCAAATGGGAGT